TTACTGTTTTGTATAGTTTTTTCAAAGTTGGTGTTGTCACCGGAATCAGAAAGTTTATGTACACCATTTTCAATAGTCTTTGTACCGTTACTCTTAGCCACCTTACTACTTTTATCTAGCTTAGCACCTATGTTTCCCAGTCCATCAATATTTACTCTTTGTCTTTGTTGTGGTAGGTCCATAGCCTTTGAAAGTCTTGCATATTCGTCTGAGGTTTTGTTGTACCGTGCATTGGCTGCCATTAGGTCATCTTCACCGGCACCACCCTCTGTAAGCAGTTTTATTTCTTGTCTTTCTGCTCTCATTATGGTTTCTAGTTTTCTTTGTCTTTGCAGAGCCTCATACTTTGTGTAGCTTTTACCTCTGAACTCTCTTTTCTCATTATCTTCTTGGTTCATTCGGTTTAGTTCTTCATCTGTATAAGTCCTTTCCGATACACCCTTAATAAATGGATAATAGTTGTGATAACAGTTAGCACCACAAAGCCCTGTTACTGTACCCAGTCCACAAACTGAAACTAACTCTTCCTTGCTATACACCCTACCTTGCCAAGGTTGGTGGGTAGGTCTTGCACCACTATGATAAGTAGTTTCAAAATAGTTTGTTTCAAGTTTTTCTGCATTACTCTCATTGATATTTGCCACTACCTGATTATAACCTGTAAGGACTGCTCTCCTTACTGCTACCGATACTCTACTGCTGTAACCACTATCATAGTCAATGTACCTTAGTCCTGAGTTAGTCATTTCTTTCACTGTATTTCCCAGTACAGTATTGTAATCAAATGCACCTGTTGCAATCTGAGTTATTGCCTTGTCAAGAGTGCTTTGGTAGTAGTCTGTAAGTGGTGTATATGTTAGCTTAGTTGAGTTAGGCTCTCTAAGTGCAAAGCCTAAAGAACCGGTAATGTTCTTTAGCTCTCCTTTAGTCTGAGTTATCATTGATGTAACAAGTTGTTGAAGTTGTAAGTTATCTTCATATGGTATGAAACTTTTACCTACTGTTTCATAAAGGCTTATATCTCTTGCATAACCACTTCTTATAGCATTAGAAAACACCTTGTCTATCTGTTCATCAGATAGGTTCAAGGTGTTCTTGATATAACTCTTTATTTCTTCTTTACTTTTTCCCAATTCATAAAGTCTGTTAATTTGCCAATCTGCTGACCTTGTAATCTCCTTATTATTAGCCTGTAACCGTCTAATAATGTCAAGCATAATAGTTTGTTCCAGGTCATTAAAAAGGCTCACAATAGGCTGAGGAACAGACTCTATATCCTTCTCAGTAATTTGCATTAATCTTTACCTATAAAAGCCAGTACAATAACTGTAACACAAATAATTGTTGTAATAATAATTGAATTACTCATTCTATCACCTCAGCTTTTTGTGGTAGGTTCTGTAAAGCTGTGTCAATATCTTCACCCATCCACTTTGCTCTGTATTCCTCAGGTCTTAAGATACCTAGATTAAGGTCCTGTATATCGTGATTTCTTTCTGTTTCTTCATCTGTCTTAATGCTATCCTTAAAATCACAAACAAACTTGTAACCACTTGTAGTCATTGAATTATAAAAAGCTAAAGCATACACAAGGTCCTCCATACAATCCTTTAAATTTTCTTGAATTGCATTGACTGTGTTGTACTTTCTGTCTTTAGCCGACTTAATTTCCGTTGCAGTTTTTGCCACTGTTGCCGGATCGGACAAGTCACCATAAGCAAGACCAACAGAAAACTCAATTTCTCTTTTGTATGCCTCAAGTCCGGCTTTAATATCAACTTGTCTGATTGTCGGTGAATAGTCCTGTAGAATTCCCTCATTATCATCAAGGTCAACACTACGATATAACCTTTTATTTAACTTTGCTACTCTATTACCTTTTAGTGCTGATTCATCAATGTGTATAGCTCTTTCTCCACTTTCAAACTCCCAATCAAGCCTACCAAACTGAATATCTGCTTTCTGAATAATTGGCAACGCTGAATCAAATATAGAAATAGGAGTCATAGAGCCGTCAATATCATTGTCAATAGGGTTACGATAATAGCCGAAAGCAGTTTTATTCATTGTGGGATATGTGATACTTTCTTCTAGGTCTGCCCATTCTTCAATACTGCTTAATGGTATCTTATTGCCTAATGTGCTTTCACTGTCAGACACATAGGCAGAATTAGTAATTGTCAGTCCCTTGTCTTTATCTAGGTCGTGATATTCAAGTCTTGTATAGAACTTGTTACCTATCTTTTTAAATTCAGGAAATATAACTTTAATTAGTCTTCCGTCAGTATCGTATTCAACAGGTATAAAGGCATTGGCAGAAACAAACTGAACTTTACTGCCACCTAAAGGCTTTATAATCATAGCACCGGTGGCTAAACCTCTTTGAAAGTGTGTGTTAATGTTTCTAATTGCTTTCTTGTATATTTCATCAAGTGGCTTGTAACTGACACTTGAAGTCATTTCAGACAAAGAAACATTGCTAAATTCTCTTACAATGGACTTTTCAAGTCTTAAACTGACAACATGGTATTCATCAAGCCACAAGGCTCTGCCTGAATAACTGTTCTGCCACACATCAATAGACTTTAACATTTCATCAGTTAAAGCAATATCAATATTAAGTGCATTCTTAATACTTCTTAGCTTTGTTGGAAACACTCTGCTCCACACTCCTTTCAAAAAATTTAGTAGTCCCATTTTATCCCACCTTTATAAACCTTTTCATATTTCTTTCAAAGGTGTACTCAAAACCGTCAAGACTATCAATATCGGTAGATCCGTCATCAAGCCTTTCATCATTTAGCTTTTTATCGTTCCATACTGCCTCACACAAGGCTCTTTTCAAGCTATCACAACTATCTGTAATAAAGAACCTATCTGCTCCCATAAGTCGCAATGTGCATTGAATACGGTCTTGTATAGGCATTTTCCTAGCCGGTCTAACAATAACATTAGGAAATTTCTTTTCAAAGGCTCTTTTTATACCTCTACCTAAAACAGTTTCGGCATTATCCCAATAAACATAATCAACTTTTCCTACCATATCAAAAACAGACTGTGCAAATTCTATAGCCAGTCTGTCTAAATCGTTACTATCATATTCTCCAAAGTGCCTTATACTTTTAATTGCCACCAGCTCACTGTAATTATCAGTTGTACCGGTAGCAACAAACGCATGACCTGACTTATTACCACCAAAGTCAATACCAATAGTTACTTCTTGTAAAGAGCTTTTTAGTATCTGTTTGTATGGTAAATCAGGGTCAATCCTATCAACTAATTTACAGTAATACGCTTTTGGATTGTCGGCAAATTTACGGTAAATAGCACCTTCGGCACGAACCCACTTGCCTAAAATCAATCTATCATAATAGATAGTACCCTCATACTCATTACACAAGTTTTGTACAAATTCTTTAGACAAAAAGGAATTATCAAAGATTGTATATTCTTGCAAATAAATATCTGCATCACTGTCAATAAACTGTTTTAGCCAGTGAGTAGGGTGTTCAGGGTTTAAGCTACCGTCAAAGCAAGAATAGGGCTTATCAAGTCTTGACTTTAGCATAGCGAAAACATCTTCATTCCACTTTGCTACCTCATCACCATAGATATATTTAGCTGATGCACCTTGAATTTTTGCAACCTGACTAACCTTTTCAGCACCTAAACAATAAACATCTTCACCACAGATTTTAGCAATGTTACGACTGTTGATTGTTCCTACAACATCAGAAGTATATCGTTCTCTCATTGGCTGAAGTACATTTCGCTCAATAGTTTCTTTAGATACACCGATAATAAAGCAAAGTCCGTCTTTGCCTATTCTCTCCCTAATTCTCATAGGTACAATAAAAGTAACATCAACAAAACTTTTACCGGAACGAACTGCACCACTTTTTATGTTCCATCTATGGGTAGCATTTACAATATATTCTTTTTGCTTATTTGTGTAACCCATTCTTTGTACTCCTTAGTGCATCATCTTTAATCTCTTTCAAAATATTATCCAGCTTATTAAGTGCCGTTGTGTCTGTTTCTTCTTTCTGCTTATCTCTCCACTTATCAGGTCGTCTATTTTTAAGCCAAAAGATTTGAGCCGTTGTATTGCCCTCTAGTGCTGATGAAAGCAAAGCGTTCTCAACTTCATAGTCAACAACTTCTTTACCCTTTTTTAAGGCTTGTAAAATCGGTAAATGGTTTGTTTTATAGTTAAATAAAGTCTTAACTGAAATACCCATATTCTTTGCTATCTGTTCATCAGTTAAACCATCTCTAGCCCAACCCTCCAGCAATAATAAATTTTCCTTTAGTAACCACTTTTGATATTTTCCCTTTGCCACCGTCACCACCTCTCTTTATTAGTTCCTTATTTACTACTACCGTTCCACCATGCTTCAAAGTTCTTTTCTCTTCGTTTTCTTGCATTTTCATATGTTGTTGTAGTTTGCCTATGCTCTAAAGTAGGGTCAATAACTTGCCTCTTTTGAAATTTTTTCTGTGCCTCTCTTGCAGCTAATACTGCTTTTGTTATTGCTCTTTTTTCTTTTAATAGATTTTGATTTTCAAAAGCTTTATCAATACTACCCAGCTTAGCTACTTTCTTTTGTAAATTTTCATCTCTTGCTTCATAATAGTCACTCATTTTTCTAAGCTCTTGCTTAGATGCCTTGTCAATAAGACTAAAATTCCCACTTTGTGCAATCTTTTCATAATTGCTATTTTTCTTTATATCCGGATTATTTCGTTCCAATGCTCCACTTTGTTTAGAAGCATGGTACATAAATCTTGCACCCATTTTTGAAACGGGTTCGCCATTACCGTAAGCACTACCGGCTGAGCTTGTTCCACCTCTGCCACCCATTACTCTGACCTCCTAAATTTTTCTTGAAATGACTTCACTTGTACTATATTGCCTTTACATTCTTCCGGTACTGTGCCGTAAAAAATAATCTGTGTAGGTTCTAACCGTTCTAACATTTCATTATAGCCTTGCAAAAATAATTCTTTATCTTTGTTACTTTTCTGTGTGCCTACGCTGGATACTGCAACAATACTGTTCTTTGGCTCTCCGTCAAAGCAATAATTATAACTAACTTCATCACTCCAACAAATTGTAGGTATTACCTTGATACCGTACATCTGCCAATATGCAGCCAACCAATGCTTTTTGTAATGATTATAAATCTGCAAGGCTCTAGGGTAGTCGGAATAAAGGCTAAAATCAGGTGAAAGTACAAAGGGGTATTTCATTAACACCTCAATATATTTTTCAGGATTATTCCATAATCGTTGGAACTGATAATCATCAAGAAAGAAATGCACTCCACAATCTTTCTTCTTGCTACTCATTGCATAATTAAAGCCTATTAGATTCTCTAAATTGTCAATATTATCTGTAGCATTGATGCTAGGAATATTAAAAATGCCTTCACCATTAAAAATGAATTTTGTTGTGTTCTCATAGCTGAACTTATTTTTGTACATTAAATCACCTAATTTCATATACAACAAAACCCACCTAAAACATAGGTGGGTAATGCTGAATTTTTTATAAGAGGAATAGTAGAAGTGAAAATCATTCTTGCAATCTTATCTATCTCTTTCGGTTTTCCATAATATCATTATAGCACTTTCTATAGTGGCTTTTAATGGCTATTTAATACTTTGCTAAACTCTTTCAAGGCTTTCCCATGTATTCTATATACCCATCTCAAATCATAATTCATACAATCAGCTACCTGCTCCCATGTTTTATGATTTAGGTAATACTCTGTCAGAACTGTTTTATATCGTTCATCCGTCAGCCTATGTATAAGGGTTCTGGCTTGTTCCTTTAGTTCTACAAGCTGGTCAATTTCTTCATTGATTTTGTCTTGCAATAAAACAATCTTATCAATAATCTTTGTAAAGTCACCACCGCTACCGGAACTCTGTACCCTTTCACCTTGGCTCTGTGGGCTTACTTGTAATGACTTTAACTTCAGGTGATACAGTTCATCACTCTTAGTATTAATGCTTATATCAGCAAACCTGACACGATTAAGGTACTCTTTAGCGTTCATTGTTTCACATCCTTTAGTTTCTGCATTTCATACTTTAGGTCTGCACAATCTCGTATCATCCTAGAATTCCAACTAACCAAAATATGAAATGCCACTTCTTGTGGACTTGTTTCTCTGTCAATTACTTCAACACCATCTCTCAAGGCATCAAGAAATGTATAATACTCAGTTTCAGAAATATCTCCGTAACCAAAAGCCTCTGCCAATTCATCTTCTGAAGCATATTCCAGCACCTTCTTTTTGCGTTCCTCACGATTAGCTTTAATTCTTGTGATAGTTTTCTGTAATGCTCTGATTGCAGTATCAAGCTTTTTGATAACTATTTCTCGACCCTTAATTTCAACCTTTAAATCTTCACTTGTCATATAGCAATCTCCCCACTTTCAATCTTAGCTCTATACTGGCCGTAGCTTAGCCTTGTACCGTTTTCTTCGTTGTACTTATGCAAGTTATACAAAGTACGGTTAAGGTTATGTTCTCTTGACTGCTTTGGTGCTTTCGCCTTTTCGTTACGGAGATTTCTTTCATACTCTCTTGTATGCTTTTTCTTGCAATCATAACAACAATACTTTGCATTGTGGTTTCTTGCAGTAAACTCATTTCCACATACTGCACATACTCTCTTAATTTCCATATTCTTCTCCTTTACTTTTCATACTTTGCTTTAAGGGACTTTAATAAGTCCTCTTGTACATTTGCTTTACCTTGTAAGCTGTTCAATACTCTTTCATCACAAGTGCCTTCTGTAATCAGATGATGGATAATCACTGCATTCTGCTGACCTTGTCTATATAGTCTTGCGTTAGCCTGTTGGTAAAGTTCCAAACTCCATGTTAAACCGTACCACACAATAATGTTGCCACCGGCTTGTAAGTTAAGTCCATGACCTGCACCGGCAGGATGTGCTAAGAGTAATGGGATTTCTCCCTTATTCCAACTTTCAATATCTGCTGAACTTTCCAGTTTTTTGGCAGACTTAAACCTTTCCTTTATCCTTTCAAGGTCGTGTCTGAAACTGTAAAAACATAAAATAGGCTTACCGTTTGCAGTATCGAGTAATTCAGAAAGTGCATCTAACTTCTGATTATTAGCCACCACATAACTGCCATTCTCCATATACATTGCACCGTTACTATACTGCAACAGTTTGTTTGTTAAGGTTGCGGCAGTAGTTGCATTTACTTCACCCTCTGCAAACTCTATGTAGCTATCGTGTTCAAACTTTTCATATGCCAGTTGTTGCTCAGGTGTCATCTTAACACTGATAATTGAGTCAATCCTTTCAGGCATATCAAGCCAATCTTCTGCTTTCATAGACACACATATGTCTGATATTTTATCCATAATAGCTTTTTCTGAATTTTCCTTTAGCTTGTAATTGAAAATTGTTGTTTGGTTTCTTTGGTTAGGTGTGAAATATCTTTCACGATAACCTGAAACAGTTTTACCTAACCTTTCGCCACTGTCAATAAGGTACATCTGACTCCATAAATCAATTAATCCGTTTGGTGCAGGTGTGCCGGTAAGTCCAACAACTCTTTTACTTCTTGTTATGTACTTTCTTAATGCTCTAAACCTTTGTGCTTTTGGTGACTTAAAGGAAGAAAGTTCATCAATAACCACCATATCAAAGAACCAACCATCACCAATGCTAGAAAGCTCATTAGTCAGCCACACAACATTTTCACGATTGATAATATACACATCAGCCTCTTGTGCTAAAGCTAATCTTCTTTTTCTGGGTGAACCTAAAATCTTAACAACAGATAAGTCCTTTAGGTGATCCCACTTTTCGCACTCTCTGCTCCATGTATCTTCTGCAACTCTTAAAGGTGCAATAACTAAAACTTTTGATATTTCAAATTGATTGTAAATTAAGTCCTCAATAGCTGTTAGTGTTATTACTGTCTTACCAAGTCCCATATCAAGAAAAAGTCCACATCTTGGTGTGTTGTAAATTTTCTCTATTGCCATACTCTGATACTTATGAGGAATAAACTTCATCAACAACACTCCTTACACTTTCTTTACTGTCAGCCACAAAGACTTTTGCACCTAAAGAATTAAAAAGTTTATGTACTCTTTTCTGTTCAGGTCTTGGCTTTTTGCCCTTTGCCTTTAGTTCCACAAAGAAAATTTTTCCTTGTGGAAGTATTACTATTCTATCCGGCAAACCTCTCATACTGGCTGACAAGAACTTTAGGCATAGCCCACCTTTATCTTTCACATATCTTATTAGGTATTTTTCTACCTTTGCCTCTTGCATTTCTATAAATTCCTTTCTTTGTTGTAAATCTGTTGACCCCCATTTGTCCCATAAGTATGGGATTTTTGGCTTGTGGGTCAACA